TTAACACGTTTCAAATCTCCTTTTAAAATTATTAAGTCAGTAGAGCGACAAGGACGTCTGGCAGCGGCAGATAAGCAACGGGAGTTGGATCTGTGCCATAGAGAGCCGTTTCGATAGCTATCAGGTTGCCCGATGTCAGAACACTCTCCTCGAGGGTGATCTTCGAAACGGGAGCCCCACCCGCATACACCGCCGGAGTCGACTTAGCTTCAAAGCTAAATGTCGCAGCTTCAGGCGAATCGTTGATGGTTGCGTGCGCGACTTCGGAAGGCTGCGCGATCAGACCATAGATTATATGAAGCTTGTAGTTAGCTTGCTGTCCCTCGGCATCGCTACCCGCATATGAACGATATGCAAGACCAAACGGAACCCGGCTTTGTTGGCCAAAGATTACGCCAGGATCTGTGCCGTCGTGAGTCATTCCTAGACAAGCTAGGAACGCCGTTGGGAACGTGTATGCTTCAATTGAGCAGTCAAAGGTTTCGACCGAGACCAACTGCGAATATTTCGCGTTATTGGCCCACAGATCGGTAATTTCGGCGCCCGAGGGTTTCTCGTTCGCGTTATTGGCCCACAGATCGGTAATTTCGGCGCCCGAGGGTTTCTCGGTAACGTTGATCAGGCCTTCCCAGGCAATCCCCAATGGATATGCTCCTGCGTCCTGAACAAAAAGAACGCCTTTGTCGAGGCCGGATTCGAACAACTTATCCGCGGCCGCGTTCCAAGTTAATAGATGTGCCATTTGTTATTTACTCCTATGTTGTGTGAACTGATACGATAAAGACGTCATGGGCGAGATCGTTAGTCGTGAAACTATTATTTCTAACAACAACAACGCCTTGCGACACCAGTGAATACATCGATCTTGTGTTGGCGTAGCCAGGAACAGGTTCGATAAAGGTCACTTGGAACTGTGTTCCGACGGTATATGGGGCATTGTTGGCGTAGCTCGCTTCTTCTTTCTTAGGTTCATATAGTATACACGGATATTTGAGTTTGAGGTTTCCTGAGGGTCTAAATATCACAGATAAGTCTGGAAACGCAGCCTCAAGAGCTGTCTGTAAAACTAGACGTACTTCTTCTTTATCCATTGTATGAACCCCCCAGGGTAAATTGAACACGGGGCGGCATATATTCAATGTCAACAACCGACCATCGTCGATCCTTCCACCAAATATATACCACCTCGTTTATATCTACGGTCGAGCTTTCGGGAGGGATTATACTCAGGATATGTCTTGCGCGGGCATCTCGAGACTTCATGTTGGACCATCGTGCACCATCGCGACGAATCGTACCAACAACTTCTATCTCCTGAAACTGTTCTTCAAAAATCCCAGGAGAGGTCTCTTCGGGCCCACGAGCGATCCCGATTTTACCCGAAAATCTCATCGTTATGCCGTCTTGGCCGTAACTAGCCGAATAGCGATGGCGCTCTTCGGATTAACCAATGCGCCCGAAACTCGCGTCTCGTACAAGTACTCGAGCTTATTGAGATTAAGATCGAAGTCGTCAAAGAAGGACGTCTGGCCTCCGTTATCTGCACCAATGACGTAGTCCTTAAGATTCAGAATTACGCCCATCGTGGCTACATCGTAAGTGCCTGCTGCGATGGCTTCTCCGAGCTGATTAACACCTGTCGGATCTACAATGCTATCTTCTAGACCAGCCATAACAGGAATCTCGACGATCTTGCTAACGCGCATGGCGGCTGCCAGAGACTCCAAAGTATCATGGATTCGACGAGTGGTCGTATCGCGAACCAGCAACATCTTGCTGATCAGTGCTGGTTGGCAGAACAGCGTCGGACCGCCAGCGCCACGGTAATAACTCAGTGAAGCGGATATCATATCGACCATAGCCAGAATTTCGGCATCGTCAAATGCGGACCAGTCTTGTTCACCAGCAGGAACACTGTAGGTAACTTTTTGAGTATAAACATCGTCGTCGTTGTAAACAGGTCGCACGTTTGCCTTCAGGATTGCGTCATCACCAGTATCATTGCGGCCGTCACTAATCAAAATCGCACGCGCCAACTCTTCTTCGAGCATCATACGCATTTCGGCCTTCAGCCAAACTATGACGTTGAAGTCGGTAATATCGAGAACATCGTCCCGATCCAACTTCTGCAGTTTGTAAATGGTCTGGGGAACCGTGGTTCTTTTCAGTACCGCGATGACCTCTTCCACCTTTGTATTTCCCGCCACAAAGCCCTTTGCCCGGGCGTCTGCTCCAGAAATATTTGCGTACCAACTCTTAATACGGCTGAATGGGCGGGGTCGAACGCCGTTCAACACGATTCGGACCCAACTCATATCGCGATCGGCGAAGAATTGAGGACCTCCTGGCTGAACAGCTCGGGCATCAGGGAACATGTAGTCGACATCAGTGATACTGTGTCGAATTACATCATCGCCAACTTCTTTCTCGCTAAATACTTCGCGCAAAGAATGTGCGCGATGAGCCTTAGCCGACTGTAGAATATTCATTACATTTTCGTGAGCTACCGGATCTCTTTCCTGGCCGGTGTTCTCGAAAGGATTATAGTTTTTTGGCATTTCTGTGTCTCCTTGTGAGATAGATTCTTCTGGTTCTTCCGACTCATCGCCATCTTCCGACTCATCGTCGTCTTCAGCCAATGTTCCGGCCAGATATTCAACAACATCTTTTTGTTTTTCAGTGAGCGTATCAAATATCGCTCCCAGATCCTTGCCGTCTCCGCCGTCTTCACCCTCTGAATTGGGGGGTATCTCTCCATTCAAAGCACTGTGTAAAACAACGTCAACCGCCTCTCTCTGTTCCTCGGTTAAGGTAGCGAGAACGTCCGATATGGTTTCGTCCTCATGGGAGAGGGTCTCCTCTTCATCAGACTCGGCCTCTTCTTCGTCCTCAGAAACCTCCTCTTCAGCAGCATCGCCGCTTTCGAGCTCTTCTTCGAGCTCTTCTTCGCCCTCTTCTACCTTTTCCTCATCTTCGTCTTCCAGATCGATTTCAATAGGAATTCCGGAATGAATAATTAGCCCATCATGGACAAACGAATCCGGATCTAGGGGATCTTCTGAATGGCGAATAACTTCGTCAATTCTTGCGCCTGGGTTCTGACCATGAGGCACAAGGCTAACTTCTCTAATCACGCCGCCAGTAACTGAGCGCAGAGCAACAACGCCCGGGGCAAGCTCGAACCTTCCGACTTCTTCTACAATTTCATTTGCCCATATAGACAAACCTTCAATTGTTCCATCGTGTACAAGTTCTTTCGCCTGACGGCCTTCCTTTGTATTTGAAAACTTGGCATTACCTCTTACTCCGAGGGGTGACCCTTCGTTACGAGTTAGATCAATCTGACCCAAGATATTCGTGATGTCGCCATGTCTATGACGCCATACGATAGGCACTGTTTCGCCCTCTTGATGGCCAAAAGCATTATCTCTAATAACTCGTCCGTCGTCACACAGCACCTCATAGGCTGTGGCAATGCCAGAAAAATCATACTTTTTCTTTGGCATTTGGTATATTACTCCTTTTCATTGGGGTCGACTTGTTGTCCTGGTTCTTCGCCAGGCAAGACCTGGTCTGACTTATTAAGATTCTTGTTTCTCAATTCATCCGCATTTGGATCAGAGCTAGCCACTAGCCCGATTTCTGCCCTAACTTCATTAGAACTCATTATCTCGTTACGAGTGAGTTTGTCAGCAGCATCGGCTATTTGACTAAGCGGTGCCATTTTGAATAAATCTTGAATCGGCTTTATGGTGTTCCCTCGTCTAATAGATGCTCTACTAAAGAATGATACAGCCATACCCTCGGCCAACGCTCTTAGTATTGGATAGACTGTCTTGTTGTTATATGCAAGCATTTCTTCTTGCGACGCCGTTCCCATAAAGACAGCCGGGGTTAAACCCAACTGACTATGAAGATTCTGCGTCAGACCCTCTACCGTTTGCACTAAGGAATTAGGTACCGGTCGGTTTAGCTGTGTAATCTTCTCAGTAGACTCTATATAAGCAACACCATACTTCCTCTCGTATAGCTGATCCTCAAACTCTTTTAATCTACGCCTAGCCTCCGCCTTCTTTCGGGTTGTGCTAGCTGTGTAGTTCATTTGAAGGATCAGGTCCAATTGCGCACTATACAGTCGACCATCGGCAATGTCTAGCAGTGCTAGCTTATCAATTAAACGCTTCATTGTTGAATTGGGCTCATTCATAACCGCATATAGCGGATTATAGATAATTGCCACATAAGACTTCGGAACAATAATAGACGTTCTTTTTCCGGCTAACTCATTATAGACCTCTACCTTTACGCTGTAATTGAACCACTCAGACACAGTCCCGACGCGCATAGAAAGTATGTCATACTTCCCGGTGCTTGGATGATTGCTCGTTTCCGTTGGAAACAAAACACACGATCCATAATCAAGCAGGGTCATCACAGCATCCTGGACGAAAGCTGTTCCTGTTTGATCAACATTGGCTGCTAAAGAAAGCCTGTCGTTGAGTTCGCTTTGTTTGATCGAGAGAAACTTTCCTCGCTGATCAACCTCAGCATGTCTGAGTGGTACATTCGCTGCATCTATGGCTATCCGTGTTTGTATTGGTGCCAACACACTCGATGTCGAGTCATATGACACCCGATAACTACTTGATGCTATTGGAGCGTAACTAGTGACCATATCGTCGTTCGTTATGCGAAATGGTGTGCCGCGAAGAACCTTGTATGCCGATCGTACTCTGTCAAATAAACTTGGCATTTATGTCCTCCTTGCCGGTTAAGGCTTACCCTTCAGGTTATCTATCTGAAAAGAAACCTCTTTGATTACCGTCAAGTCGTTGCCAAGAACACCGTCATATGTTCCCTCAACGAGAACATACCTTTTGGCAGAGCTTCCGGTCAACGCCAGATCATCGCCTTTCAAAACGATTGTGATCGATTCTGCGGCGGGTATAGAGATCTCCGTTTTCCCATTAACTGGTTGCCCATTCGAGTCATTTAAGCTCCAAAGAGGATCGGCCTTTGGGGTAAACGGAATATCTCCTTCTGGTGTCTTTTCAACAAAGTCGCACCTAATGCCAAACGTACCCCCTTCGGGGGCTCTCTCATCGAGGTGTGTCTTAGGCATCGGTGTCTCCCTTCATTATTATACTGCGTCAGGAACGCCAAAGGTAAACTGAGTGAGCGTAAAGGTGTTGCCGTTCGTAACCGTTTGGGGCGAGGCCAGTTGGCCCGCAGCCAAGAGTTCCGATCCATCCACCAAAGCCCAAGAATCGGCATCACCGTCTGCTGTGACGTCCCCGTCGGTAATTGCTGAGACAATACATTCGCGACCGCCTCCACCGCGATCACTTGGTTCGGCGACAGATGGGGTGGGCTTGTCTCCTAGATCATAGGTCGCTGTCGCTTCGGTATAATTAACTGGTTCGGTACTGCAAATATGCAATACTGTGGCACTGTCCTGAACATAGTTCAAGAGAGCGTCCAACGCTGTATCTGGTAAATATGGCATGTCTAAACCTCCGTTATGTTATTACACTAATTTCAATGTCTGGATATACGGCACTAACCTCTGCCGTAGGATATACGGCATTAACATTCGCCGTAGGATATACTGCACTAAATAAGATGTCTGTCGGATACGTAATTATATGTGTACCCGCTGTCGGAACTCCCAGAACAGGTTCTGTTAATATCCCTTGTGGGGTTATAATATGTGTTTGGCCGAATGTCGGAACATCAAGAACCGGCGAAACCAAAATATCTGTACTATCTAGGGCATGACTTTGTCCAATTTCGGGAGTATCTATTTGGGGCGTAGTTAATACCCCATTAGCATTTAGTACATGAATACTACCTATTTCGGGCGTATCAATAACCGGTGTCGTTGATATTTCGCTTGTCGTTAACGCATGTATCTGTCCTAACGTAGGCGTATCAATAACCGGAGTAGCCGTAATTTCAGTAGCATCTAAATCGTGGACAATTTCTAATGTCGGCGTATCTACTGTTGGGGTCGTAAATATGCCTGTGGCCGACAGTACGTGTGTCTGACCAAGCCCCGGGGTATCCAATATTGGAGTAGTTGTAATACCCAGGGCGTCTAATCCGTCTACTCCTTCCGTACTTAAAATCGGGGTCCCCAACACAGGGGTTGTAGTAATCCCCGACGCCGATAAAATATGTTCTTGTCCTAAACTTGGTGTGTCTAAGACTGGATTGGATGTAATTCCCGTTGCTGTTAAGTCGTGTTCTTGTCCTAAACTTGGTGTGTCTAAGACTGAATTGGATGTAATCCCCGTTGCTGTTAAGTCGTGTTCTTGTCCTAAACTTGGTGTGTCTAAGACTGGGGTAGTTGTAATACCCAGGGCATCTAATGCGTCCTCTCCTTCCGTACTTAAAATCGGGGTCCCCAACACGGGGTTTGCAGTAATCCCTGTGGCCGCCAGGTCGTGTTCTTGTCCTAAACTTGGTGTGTCTAAGACTGGAGTAGTTGTAATCCCCGTTGCTGTTAGGTCGTGTTCTTGTCCTAAACTTGGTGTGTCTAAGACTGGGTTGGATGTAATCCCCGTTGCCGTTAAGTCATGTTCTTGTCCTAAACTTGGTGTGTCTAAGACCGGATTAACAGTAATACTATCCGCTGTGAGAACATGGGATTCAGAAAGACTCGGTGTATCCAGTACCGGATTAACCGTAATCCCCGTTGCCGTTAAGTCGTGTTCTTGTCCTAACGCGGGGGTATCTAAGACCGGATTAACAGTAATCCCTGTTACTGTTAAGTCATGTTCTTGTCCTGGCGTCGGCGTTCCTACCACTGGGGTAGTTGTGATGCTGTTAGCTATGAGCGCATCGGGTACATCAAGAGTGGTGTAATCAATATCCAAAGATATGTTGTCGTCATGAACGGATACCGCAGCAGTTGCACTATTACCAGTAAGAATATCATTATGTAAGCGTATTAGAATCTGAGTATCACTAGCCTCGTATGTGGCCGCAATAGCTTGATAGGACTGATTGCCTATTGACGTCCAACTTCCTTCTACGCCACTGGCCGATCTTCCTGCCCATAAAGTAGCTATAACGGTTGTTCCTGTGGAATCATATATATCATATGGACCAATAAAGGTCGTATTACCTACATTCCATTCTGAACATCGATTATCCGCGCCCTCTATTCTTACCTGTGTTATAATATCTCCAGGAGTTATGCCCAGATCCTCCCAAGTTCCAGACCACTCCCAATACGATGCCGCCTCACTTTTCCTTTCAGTAATTCGTGTTTTCAACGAACCAAGAGGATTACCGTATCCTGAATCATAAGACAGAACCACATCCGAGTTTTCCGGATATCCCACAAACCCTTCGGCTGTGGTTAGGAATGGGAATGTTACATTAAGAGAACCTGAAACCGGCACTACGATTGTCGGCGTGTCTAGTACCGGATTAGCAGTAATTCCAGTAGCGCCTAGGGCGTGTTCTTGGCCCATAGACGGCGCGTCTAGTACCGGATTAGTAGTAATTCCAATAGCATCTAGAACATGTACCTGGCCTAAGGCCGGCGTGTCTAGTACGGGGTTAGTAGTAATTCCGGTAGCATCTAGGACGTGTGTTTCTGCTAAAATCGGCGTATCTAGTACTGGTGTAGTTATTATATCTACACAAATAAGATCCACTATCTGACTAACAACCGGCGTATCTAGTACCGGGTTAACAGTAATATCGACAGTACCTAAGACATGTGTCTGGCCTACGGCCGGCGTGTCTAGT